AATAAGTACCTCTTTTCTGATTTAATTTATTATATCTTATTAGCCACTCCTGTTACAACTTTATTATAGCACTTCAACCCAGATCAATGCCTAAAATATCCCTGCCGAGGTTTACGAAAACATCGGATATTAAAAAAGCTACTGCTATAATGATCCAGTAGCCAAGCTTCTTTAATACCCCCTGCAGCCCCACCCGTGAACTCTCCTTCTTTTTCTTTCTGGAACGGTACCACCCCGTCAGCCAGTCCGCTACATTAAAAAACAGGTACGCCGCGAAGACATACCAGTATACGCCAAACAGGGCTGTCATGACAGTTACTATGCTCCCCAGCATAAGATTGTAGTTGTCTGTAAATGTTTTCATGATATTATCCTTTCCGCCGTGCCGGCATAAAACCGGCAGGGCTAAAAAAAGGGCCTCCCGGCCCTTATCCCTCATAGCTGTCACCTGTTATCTCCCCATACTGCCCTGCAGTAATCTTCCTTGCCCTGACAAATTTTGCAACATCTTCTTTGCTGTAAATCCCGTTGTCGTAAAACCTTTTTACTATATTATACATCCGCTTCACCCCCTCCCATCTGGTTTAACAGGATGGCAGCAAGCACCTCGTCCTGCTCCTGCTGTTTTACCGACTGCTGCAGGAGCATCTCTGCCAGCACTACATCCTGTTCCTGCTGTTTTGCTATAATGTCCGCTTGGTTTAGCAGCATCTGCGCCTGCACCACATCCTGTGCATCCGGCTCCGGCTCTGCCGGTTCTGGGACGTAATCCTCCCACTGCCCGTCCACATACCTTTTATTTGACAGGTCAAAATCTTCCTCCAGCGGGACCATGTCATCTGCAGTTACTTCCCCGCTGAGATGGCTGTCTGAAATTACAAACCCATCCTTATTAATCTGCGCATACCTCATTGCATACCACTCCCTTCCTATCTAATAGAATTCTACAGCCTGCCATGCTAATTTAGTGCCAGGGAGGTGTCGCTATGAAGCCGGAAATAAAGAAGCTGCTTATCTTAAACGCGCCCTATCTGCTCTTTGTGTACCTGTTTGACAAGGTAGGCGCGGCTGTCCGGCTTTCCCCCGGCATGGACGCAAGCCAGAAGATTTTACACTTGGGGGAGGGCTTCACCGCCGCCTTTGCCAGCGCAGCCCCCAGCTTCCACCCCGCCGACCTGCTGATCGGCATTGCCGGGGCGGTCATTATCCGGCTTGCGGTCTACATGAAAGGCAAGAACGCGAAGAAATACCGCAACGGTTTTTTCGTTTACTTCGTCCTGCATGGGGTCTTTCCCTCCTTTCGGGGTAGTCTATGGGCGGCGGTCAGATACGCACCCGCAGCCCGTTAAGGTCGTCGGCTCTGATACCTACCAAGTACCATTCCTGCGCCATATTCATTTCAATGCGGGTCGGCTTCCATTTGCCGTGGGTGAACACGTCGAAACAGTCCCCGCAATGCAGCCCGCCGTAGTAGCTGGCAAGGCCAAAGCGGATGTCGTAGCGGTCTGTGCGCTCGTCAAATACCAATGCTCCCGTCATTTTCTGTGCCATAATAAAAATCCTCCTTTTTGTGGTTGTGGGTGGTTACAGGCTTTCGCCCGGTCTGAATGAATAGGAGTCGTGCGGCTCCTTTGGCGCAAGTGCGCCGCTTGCCATGTCGTGCGCCACAAGGGACGTATAATAATTGCCGATAGTGGACGGGGCATTGAAAAGCACCGCCCGTAGGTACTGCTTGATGTTGCGGATTTTTGTTGTGTTCTCCCGCATACAGTCCAGCACAAAGCGGATATGTTCGCTGTCTAACTTCATAAACTTAGCTTTCACCAGCTCGGCGGGGTAGTCGTCCCCGGCAATGCGGATTGTCTTTCTCCGGGTGCAGACGGTTTCCAGCATGAGGTCAACGATTTCATTAAGCCTGTCCCCGTCAAACTTCATATCCTGCATGAGAATGTCATAGTCGATATTGTCCTTGATGATTTCCCGGTAAATCTCGTATGCGCTCTGTGTGTCCGCTTCCTTTCGTTTCCGTTCCGGCGGCGCAGCCGCTTCCTGCTCCATAGGAGAGGGGTTAGGGGAAAGGATAGGAATGGAATGGGTACTTTGTTCATCAGTAATTATTTTTTCTTTTTTTGGTAAGTCAGTTCTTTGTATATCTTTATTTAATTGCATTGGATTTTCCGTCGTCGGTTTACCCGGTGTCGGATTTTCCAATATCGGGTTGCCCGGTGTTGGATTTTCCAATATCGGTTTTTCCAATCCCGGCGGGGTGTCGTCCGGCGGCTGGGGCTGCTCGTAAATGGTGTACTCAATGGCGGTCATTTTGCCTTTCTCGTCGCGTCCCTGCCGCCGCTTGATATACCCGGCTTTTTCCAGCTCCCATACAGCGGTACGGATAGCGTCGATACTTTCCCGGTTGATCTGTGACAGCCTCGCAAGGGTGTAGTCCCAATCTTCGGGCAGGGAAAGCATTTGCGACAAAACCCCCTTTGCCTTTAAGGTCAGCTCCTTGTTGCGTAAATGGTGGTTGCTCATAACGGTATAGCCCTTGTTGCGCTCCACTCGGAAAACTGCCATAGCTTCATCACTCCTTTGGTTGTGGATTTGTTACGCGATAGAACGCCATTTTGCCGGGGTTAGGTATAAATCCTTATCCCCGGCAGAAACGCGCCCGCAAAGCCGCATATAGCAAGGCTCTTTTCGCCCCTACTGCGTAACATGAGGGCATAAAAAAAGCGGCGTTCCTGTTCTCCCTGTATAGGGATAGAGAAACGCCGCGTCTGCGTCGTATTCAGTTTTCATTTATTTTTTTCAATGCTGTGTGCTGGTGGCTGGGCTGGCAGGGTTCCGGGCGGCATATCAAGGCTCTTTCCCTCAAAAGTAGTAAATTGGTAGTAAATTCAGCTTGAAATCCTGCTTGTATGCCCGTAAATCAAGGCTTTTTTGAGATAATCAACCATTTTTTTATATAATACTGGCATTCCGCCAGCGTACAGCCATAACGGATTTTACCACCTCAAAGGGGCGTCTTTTCCCTAATCCTCCTGCGTTCCTCCTGCGCTTCCATTTCAAGCTGCCTGATTTCCGCATCCAGCTGCTCTGTTGGCATCGCCCGTACTTCCTCCGGTATATGGACCGGTGTGTCATCAATGATATACTCTGTGCTGCCTTCCATATTACTTCACCTCCCAAAAATCTATATCATGGTTTTCCCTTAACTTTTCAAGCGTTTTTATCTGTGCCTCGTGCTCCGTGTAACCATCAGCCAAAAAACGGCTTAAATACCTGATGTATAATGATTCGCTGATTTCCTGATTGGAACAATACATATAAACTGTCCCGTCGTGGCAGATTATTATGCTTTTTTCATATCCCTGCCTAAAAGCAGAATTAAAATCTGCTATGCTTTGCGGATGGCTATGCATTGCAATTAAACCAGACGCATTCTCAAGCTTCTTTTTTAATGATTCATTGTATAATATTTTCCCATCTTCTTTTTCATCTAGGGCACTTGCCACAATCCCGCCCGTAGCACCATTAATCCAATACATATCCTCAAGCATGGTCCCGCTTCTATGTTTTAACATCTCTTTGGCTTTAGAATATAATAAGCGGTTTATAGAAGAATTATCCGTAATGCCGTCAAACTTTTTTCTATATTCCCCACTGTTTATATATGTATTATTTATTTGTGTCCCTTTATTCCTTCCATATCTCTGATATTCTGATGGCATATCTTCCCCTTCCATTGCCATATTACTATCATTCTGCGGCTGTGTCAAATCAGGTCCCCCCTTATTTTTAACATACCGCTCCTCCCATTTCCTGTATTTCATGTCCGCCGGGACATAATATGTCTTCCCGTCCGCCCCCCCTGGCCGCACGTTTCTCCCCTTCCGTAAATTCATCATCGAAACTTGGGCAGGCTACGCTCCTGCAGTTACAGTGGAACGGCGGCGCCGTAAGGCCGGGCTTGTAATCCTTTGTCTTAAATTTTTTTCCATCCATGTTCTGGCATATTTCAGATGTATGGCTGTCCAGCGTTGCGATGATCTCATATTCTTCCACATCACGTTCGCCGAAACAGTCTTTTGCCGCCGCGGACGCAATGGCGGCAGATTCTGTATATACCAGCGTGGCCGCACGGTTCCGGCTCACCTGCAGCTTTTTGCTGGCCGTTTCCACTACCCTGTATGGGTCCTCCCCCCTGATAATGCACTGGGACAGTTCCGTATGGAGCGTGCTAACCAGTTTTTCCTTGTTCTCCCATACCCTGTCTGAAAAAACTTTCCCGTCCTGCGCCCATGGATGGTTTAGCACGATTTCTATCCTACGCCTGTCTATCGACGCAAGGCTGTGCCCTACGCCTGTCCCCTTCGCAACCTCATATGCCGTATGGCAGTACCTGTCTGCATATGACCTCCCAAGGAAATCCGTCACGCCCCCATGGTATTCCTGAAAGAGTTTTTCCGATTCCTGCTGCATCTGTATCTTCATGGCTTCCAGCCTGTTGATATGTACTTTTGCGGATGCATTCTCAAGCTGTTTCATCCATTTTTGGTTAATGGCATTCTCTTCCCCGTATTTTATATACTGTTCGACCGTCCAGTGGAACTCTTCAAGCTCATTCTTTGACAGCAGTTTTTTAGCGGCATAATATGAAATATCATTGTTTTCCGCAAGCCTGTAATACCATTTTTCTATGTCAGCCTGGATATTGTTCTGCGCTGTCCTGAACTGGCGTTCCACATCTTTTATGTATTCCTCCGTTTTCCTGTACTGCCTGTCCTCCAATGCCTTGAACCGTTCCCTCCAATACTCCGCGTTTCTCATAATTCATCCCCGCTGCTGCCATCCTGCCCTGTTCCCCCGAATGCATCCCGGTAGCTGTCATCCTCTTCCTGTTCTTCCCTTAACTGCCCAAGCTCTTTCTGTACATTCTCCACAAATGGGTGGTTTGCCAGGATGGTTTTCCTGCTGACAATCCCTACGGAGTTCTTGCAGATTTCAGACAGCTCCGTGTCGTTTTTTATCCTTGTCCTTGTCCATGTCTGGTTTATGGCGGCGCACGGGATATTGCAGAAGCGGCACATGGCGCGCACCAGCTTCGCAAACCCCGTCCGGAATTCTGTCTCCATCAGCCCTGCCTTCATCTCCAGAAGGGAATACATGAACTTGAGCGCCTCCCCTGACTGGTTGCCAAAACTCTCCGGCTGCGGGTCAAATCCCTGCCCCTGCTCAAAGATTGCCCTCCGCGTAATGTCTAACACGGTCTTCCTGGCTTCTACCGGAATCTCTATGCTAAGTGTGCTCACACCGGCATTCCCCTCGTCTTCATCCAGCTTAATGGTCTTGTATTTCTTTAAATCCTGTAAAAAGCCGTTCAGCTCAGTGCCCCCGTATCCGGAAAGCACAAGGATAATCTCCTGCACATCGTCAAGGTCGTTGATGAACCCGCTGTAAACTTTATCATATACATCAACCAGCTTTTTTATATTTTTTAAGTCGTCTGTATGCACATTGTTGTTAAAGAACGGGATAAATGGCACTTCCCCCCATCCATGCCTGTAGTCTGCCGACGGCTCCCCGCCTTCCCCGCCGCCGAACATCCCATAATAACTGAGGCCCCCCGTCAACTGTGTCTGCTGCTTTCTTCCTGTACGCTGTACAGTCCGTATCCGTCCAGTACTCGAATACCGTATAATCCTCCCCTGTCCCCTCGTCAAGCTCCCCGTAGACGCGCAGGACGCCTGCCAGCTTCTGCTTGAGTGACTTATCCCATACCGGGAAAATCTGTTTGCTGTCCACTACCGCCCATTCAAAACCCGCCCCATCTTCCCAGTAATGCACCCATCCGACGGATGTGTTGGCGGCATTGACGCACAGCTCCATGCAGTTTTTCACGTATTCGTCCCCAAGCAGTTCGAGCACCCGTTTATTGCCTTCCTCCGTCCCTATGTCAAAAACCGGCGGGACTGTAAACGCATAAGAGGCTTTCTGGTTTACGATAAGCCCGTGGAAATTGCGCGGTATCCTGTTGTCGGCGTTGCGCATCACATTCCCTTCCCCGTCTTCCTTCCTTTCCGGGAAGAGGATGTCGGAGCCGTTTTTGTAATACCGCTCCCCGATTACCGCTTCTGCTACGAAATCAGTGTGGAGCGGTTCATACTTCTTTACTAATTTTTTGAAATTTTCTATATCCATTTTTCTCCTGCCTCTATTTTAAAATAGTAATCCCTTCCGGCCTTCTGATGACTGTGTAACAGAAATAGCGCACGGCATCGGCACAATGGTCCCGCTGCTTGACCGGCTTGTCTTCACCGCGCTGCGACGCCTTTTCGTCCCAGATGTATGAAGCAAATTCTTCCAGCGTATGCGTGCATTTTTCGTATATCCCTATCTTTTCCAAGCTGAGCAGGGATGCAACATACCTTATCCCATCAAGCACGTCATTCTTCGCCTTCTTGGTTTTGTATTTCCTTTTTTTCAGCTCAGCAATAAAAGAGGCTGCTGCCGGGTCAATGATTATCTTTAACGGCTCTATCCCATCCAGCCATTCCTTTAGGTCGTCTGCATACTCGGCATCCGTTTTCTGCCCCCCTCCATCCCTGCCGCTGTGGTAATACTCCCTGCAGCATATCCATTTCCCTTCTTTGTCCCTGCACCAGAGGAGGAATACCGTGGCGTTCTGTGTCCCATAGTCGCAGGATACATAATAGCCAGTTTTTCCCAAGCCGGACAGCGAGTGCACGATGTGCTTTGCGCCGTCAAACATATCATATACTCTGCTATCTTTACGACTTTTTTTAATGCCTTATCCATCCTGTCCATCTCCGCCGGAGTTTTATTTGCCCTCGCTCCTTTAAAATACGCTAAATACAGGTTGGGAAATTCTTTTTTATGCTGTTCCGCATAACCATATAGCGGAAGCATTCTCCTGTTATCTGTTTTTTTCAAAAGCTCTTCCTCTGTTTCAAAGGCAATTATCATGTTGCAATCCTTTGGTATAAATATCATTACTGGCTTTCCCATTTCTATATCCTCCCTCTTCAATACTCTTAAATTAATAAGAATTGTTAATGTCACTACATACTTCCCTTTGCATTGTTCTTGACATACATGTTACTCTCTCCTATAATTTTCATACAGGGTATTGCCGTACCTGAGTACAAAAGAGAGGAGTGCTTAAATGTCCATAGAACGTTGTGATAATTATGATATTTGCGAAAAATATGCATTGTATGGCAAATGTGAGTATGAGTGTAATGATGCGATGCCATCGCTTAATTCGTTTTGCAATGCATATGAAAAACAAATCATCAAAATACTTTCTAGCATCGACGAGAAGCTAGAAAAGCTTCTTGACACCAGTACGGATACATTATAATTTTTGCAATCTCAGCCATTGCGTAAGATACTTCAACCAATTCATGCAAGTTGGCTGCATTATTTTGCGCCTGCTCGGAAAGCAGTTCCATCTGTTTTTCGAGCATTTTTTTAATATCTTCTTTATCCATCTTTTATCGCTTCTCCTAAATATATGATCGCCGTTATTTCTTAATTTTCCATTTCAACCATGATGGGATGTATATCCGCCACAATTCTAAAATCACTTCTTTGAGTGGCGGATATACGTCTTTTATTTTCACATCAGCCTCTCTATGAAGTACTTGGACTGGAACATCATATACCCCTTTCCACAAGTTATCCCTAAAACATACACAGTACTCTGTCCCATCTATTTCAAAAATTATATGTTTTGCAGTAACATCTACATCAAATATAACCATTCTAATCCTGCTGCCCTCCTTTCTTTCCCACTCTTCCTCATGCCCCCTTGCCATCTGCTCCCCAATTCCCCACAGGCGCCCAATTTGTAAAGGAGTACCAACCTGTATAGCTACTTCTAAAACTTCCAGTACCCTTTTCTTTTGTTCTGCTGATACTACCTGCATAGGTATCACCCCACTTTCCCTTTTGTCTACATCTTTGTTTCCTTTGTCTATATTCTAATCCCCTTTGTAAACTTTATCACTCATTTTTTGTTTCCTTTGGCTACTTTTTTATTGAAATATTGCTGTGACTATGCTAATATGACTACATCGGAGGTGATATTTTATGGAAACAATTGGTGAACGAATTAAGAAATTACGCACAAGCGACGAATTAAATTTAACATTGGAAAAATTTGGTGAACGAGTAGGTGTTACAAAAACTGCTATATCAAAAATAGAAAAGAACGAACGCAATACTACAGATCAAATGTTCAAGTCTATATGCAGAGAATTTAATGTTAACCCCGAATGGCTCCGCAACGGTACAGGTGATATGTTTCTTGAATTAGATGAAGACGGCATTATTGCCGGATGGGTCGGAAAAGTCCTAAAGGATAAACCGAAATCTTTCCGCAAAAATGTTATTTCTGTGAT